TGCCTTCAAAGGTAGAAACTGAAAAGAATCAGCTTGGACAATCTTTAGGATCTGCGTTGAAAGAGGCAGCTTTACACGGTAGAGAAACTTTTAACCATTTCAAGTCTAAAGTAGATTATATAGCTGAAAAATATGATCTAAATGTTATAAATGGAGACAAAGATTACGATTATTACGTTATCCGTTGGGCTTGTGATTCAGGAAAAAGACATACTGAATATCGCTTACGTGATAAACCATACTTGGAAAAATTATGTATGGAAAAGAAGATGACAAATACAGAACAAAGAAAGATATTTGGTAGAGTATTACAAGATGTTGAAGAAACAACAGAAGAAACATATACTGGACATTCTGGTGAATGCGTATGTGAATATGTTGTTGATACTAAATCGATATACTTTTTGACTTTTGTTCTTATAGTGTTATCTTGCACGATATGGAAGACAAAACAAGTAGAAATAGTAAGCGTAAGCGAAACTGATACTGAAATGTCAACCGTACCGTATACAGCACAATCAAGTGTTGTAGAATTTGACAATGTGAATCTTGTATTCAATTGTTGTCGCGGCTCAAGATGCTGCAAAAAATGTCCTCGAAAAGTCGAAGAAGAGGAGGAAGATGACTTATCCAGTTTAGGTTCTGGATCCACAGAGAAAGCAAATAACCTAAGTCCTGTCGAGAATGACGGATCTCAGAATTTCCCCACAGATGAAAGAGACACGCCTTCAGGACTATATAGGCCACTATGTTGTGGTATGGACATCATTTTTGATGTTCTAAACTATTTATGTGGAAGACACGTAGAGGAGTGAGTTCGACTCTACAAAGTGTTTAAGGACTTACTAGTAATACACAATCAGTAATATTTAAATTCAACGACCAAGGATGGACGCACGGAGTGCGGACGGAGGAAGACCCATCCATGAGCGCAGCATCCCATAAGGGATTTGAGTTAGGAGACTTCTTGAGTCGTCCCGTTAAAATTGGACAAACAATTTGGAACGGTTCGGGCTTGACAGTTTCTGAAATCAACCCTTGGGATTCTTTTCTCAAAAACCCCACTGTTGCACGAAAAATTGCAAATTACAAATTATTGAGAGGCAAACTTAATGTTAAGTTTGTTATCAATGGCTCTCCGTTTTTGTATGGAAAACTTTTGACTGTATAC